CTTTGGGCCTTGGAACCTGTACATTCCTCCTGCATATGAGACCATACTTGATGAGGATTATCAGGTTTCTGGTGGTAAAGTAATCACCATTAGGGATAGGCTTATGGCTATTTCTGGCATAAAGAATATTAGGGTAATAGACTTTATGCCTGCTGATACTGTATTGCTTGTCCAGATGACCTCTGATGTTGTGCGAGTAGTGCGTGGCATGGGCTTGCAGAATGTTGAATGGTCAACTGAAGGCAATATGGTAACGAAGTATAAAGTAATGACTATACAGGTGCCACAGATTCGTGCCGATCAGGAAGGTAAGTGTGGAATAGTACGAGTTGAGCTTTAGTAGGTAAGTACCATGTGGTTCAACCGCTATGGTGGGGTGGTAATCCCACTCCACCTAGCAAAGAAGGTGAGTGCATATTATGATAACAGCAACTCAAGTAAAACAAATAATTGAAACAGACTTATCCGATGACATAATAACTGCATATATCACTAGTGCATCAACATTAGTTGATAGCATACTTACTGATATGCCTTCTTCTTTGCTAGATGAGATTAAACGCTGGTTTACCGCCCATCTTATAGCTTGCACCAGAGAACGACAGCCACAACAGGCAGAGGCTGGGCCAACCAGTATAACCTTTCAAGGTGAAACTGGATTTGGCTTAGATGCTACTTTGTATGGTCAGCAGGTAAAGATGCTTGACTATACAGGTAAGTTAGCCTCTCTAGGACTAAGAAGAGCATATATAAGGGCTGTTCCAGATGACTAATCCTATAATCAAGTTTATCAACTATGTTTGTGTACAAACAGCTGTTCACTGGGCACGAGGAACACCAGATGGTTATGGTGGATATACATATTCTGATCCAGTAGATATTAAGTGTAGGTGGGACGATGTAAGTAAGGAAATAATGACAGATAATGGTGAACAGATTGTATGCAGAGCACAAGTACTAACTCCTACCAATGTTAAGACTGGAGATTATTTATGGTTAGGAAGTAAACAAAACCTCACTTTAGATGCCTCTGGTTATGTTGATCCACGAACGGTAGATGGTGCTTTCATGATACAGCGAGTAGAGAAATCTCCATTGTTTAGAGCTACTGACAAATTTGTCATAGTAGCCTACTTGTGAGGAATAACTATGGCCAATAAATATGTAACTGGACTTGATGAAGTAGTTAAGAATCTAAACGATAGGATCAAAGAAATTCAAGGAGAACCTACTCTTAAAGGGCTAGTTCGTGGAGCAAGAATTATACTTGAAGATATGGAAAAGACATCTCCAGTCATACCTGTAGATACTGGTAATTTAAGAAATAGTGTATTCACCGTAACCAGTCAAGGCAAGATAGAAGTTGGTGCAAGTCCTACATTCGTTGATAAATATTATGAGTATGGTGAAAAGAAGGTAAAAATACCAGCTTCTGAATTTGATAGAAGGCATAAAGCAGTTTTGGCATTTTATGGTTCAGCAGTCTCTAGATTAAAGAAACCAGCAGTAGTATTGGGATTTTCAGCTTACTATGCAAAATATGTTCATGAGATGGTTGGTGCACATTTTAAAAGACCAGGCTCTGGTGCTAAGTTTTTAGAAGCTGCAATTTTGCGTAACGCAGATAAGATAATTAAGGTTATACAGGAGGAGGTCAAATTTAAATGAATGCACCAAGCTATGATATTGCCACTATATTGGTTAATGAATTAGACATGACTATTGGTACAGATTTATTTATGGGTAGAGAACCTACCACACCTCCTAATTGTGTAACCATATTTGACACTCCTGGAGCACCACCAGATTTCAATTATATAAAAGGAACAATGATAACATATCCTGCAATTCAGATTAGGGTTAGAAATGTTAATTACACTACTGGTTGGGGGATAATAAACAACATAAAAAAGACATTACACAATAGAGGAAATGAAATTATAAATGGCACAACCTACTTATCTATAGCCTGTTCACAAGAACCAGCACTGTTAGATTGGGATGAAAACAATAGAGCAAGGTTTGTAGTATCTTTTAACTTATCTAGAGAGGAGGTGTAAGTAGTGGCAATTATTGGTTCTGGCACAAGGTTCCAATATTATGATTCAAATAGTTTCCCAACAGTGGATATTACCAATCCAGGTAATATAAGTTGTATTAGACTGATATCAAAGATATTTAATAATGAAAACATTACTTTCAAATCTATTGGTAGTACTACTGCATCAAGCATATCAGTTAATGTGGTTGGTGATGATATTACTGTTACTTATGTTCTTAAACATGGTGAGTATCTTACATCTACAGTTCAAGAAGTAGTAGATGCTATAAATAATTCAACTGCTGCAAAAGCTAAAGTAAATGCCCTTGTTCTATGGGGTGGAGACAAACCAATGTTCAATAAAAACACAATTAAGCTTGAAAAATTTGTTTCCATATCAGACATAACAAACATTACTGGCCCAGCTTTAACTATGGAAACAACTGATATTACAACGTTTGATTCTGTAAGTGGTTGTGCAGAATTTATGCCAACCACAAGAAATACAGGACAAGTAACCTTAACTATTCTTTATGATAAGAAAGAAGGTGATATTCGTTGTTGTGAAGAAAGTGAAATAAGAGAAACCGAAACAGAAGTAGAACGAATATGTGAAACGTTAGGGCATGAATATTTGAAACAATTTTACGAAACAGAAAGTGAGCAGTTGTATAGAATATTCTTACCTGATATAGATGGCACTCGTATGAAATTTCAAGGACGTATAACAGAGATGCCATTGAAAATTCCTGTCGATGAGAAAGTAACATTTGATGTAACAATACAGGCTACAAGTGTAATGACATTAGAACCTGTGTAAGTTAAAAGGAGGTGAGTAAATGTCCATATTAGGAGTAGGAACTAAACTTGAGTATTATGAAGGTGCAGCATATCATGCAATAGCTAACATTTACAGCTTAACTGGGCCGTCATTGACAAAAGAGACTGTTGATTCTACAGCACTTGATACACCAAATGGATATCGACAATTCATAGGTAGTCTCAAAAATAGTGGAACATTAGCTTTTTCATTGCTGTTTACGAGTACAGGATATCAGAAAATAAAAGAGTTTTATGATAGCAATACAAGTGTGCAATATAGAATAACATTGCCAGATAAAGCAACCGTGGAAGGACATGGTTCACAATTTGTATTTAATGGACTCGTTACTGAACTTCCTCTAACAGTACCAACTGAGGATAAAGTTACATGTGATGTAACAATGCAAATTGTTGATAGTGTTACATTTACACCAGCAACTTAAAAAATAATAGGAGGGATAAGAAATGGCAATTATAGGTGTTGGAACAACATTAAAGATTGGTGGCACTTTGATAGGTAAGGTAACCAATATTGGTGGGCCTTCTATGTCTAAGGAGACTGTAGATACTACTTCATTTGATAATACTGATGGTTATAGGTCATTCATTGTAGGATTAAAGGATGCTGGAACGTTAACCTTTACATTGATGTTTGATAAGACCGTGTATTCTACATTGAAAGCAGCATTTGAAGACAATACTGCAAAAGCAATTGAAATAACATTGCCAGATGCTACTAAATTAACATTTAATGGTTATGTTACAGAATTACCACTGACGGTACCAACTGAGGATAAAGTAACCTGTGATGTAACGGTAAAGATTAGTGGGCCTGTAACATTTACACCAGCAGCATAATAAGGAGGGTTAGTTTATGAGTGAAAAGATATTTGGTAGAGAGGATTTTCTTAAGCTACCAAAGCCTGTAGTTAAGAAGGTATTTTGTGAGTCTCTAAATGCTCATGTATACATGAAAAAGATGAGTGCCTTAGATTTTGATAATTATAACAATCAAATAATAGAATTTGTGGAGGATGAAAATGGTAATACTAAACTGCGTCAAAATTTAAAAGGGGTCAAGCTTAAATTCCTAGTATATGTTTTATGTGATGAACATGGTAATAGACTGTTCAAAGATGATGAATATATTAAGCTTGGGGCTTTAGATAGAGAAGTGGTTGATGAGTTGTTTCAAAAAGCTTCTGAGCTTAATGAGATATCCGAAGCTGAAAAGGAGAAACTTGAAAAAAACTCATCTACGGAGCAGGAAGAAGGTTTGCCTTTAGGTTAGCTTTAGCTCTGGGTTATCCACACCCAGACTTTCTGCTCAGTATGTTAACACCACAACAATTTGCAGAATGGCAAGCTTTCTATAAGATAGAACCATGGGGTTTTCAAACAGATGACATGCAGTTTAGCTTTACCAGAAAGATGATGGCTGATGTTATGGGTGCCAAGAAACGAAATGACCAGCCAATAACGATTGAAGATGTTTCATTATCTAAGATGTTATCTGAACAAAGAGTACCCAAGACTCAAAGTGTAGAAGAAATGAAAGCTATCTTGTTAGCTTTGGCTGGAGGAAAGGAGGAAAATAATGGCTGAGCAATCAATTGGTGCCTTAATAGCTTTTATAGGAGCAGATGTTAGCAGATTACAAAGGGCTGTTCAAAATGC